GCTGATAGTCACGCCACGATTCGGCGGTGCCGTCAGCGCTGGAAAACTCCAATCCCAATCGGCACAATTCCGCACGCACCGACTCCTTCGGCGGACGCAAATCAAGCACGCCAGACGGCTCGGCGGGCGTCACGGTAGGCGCGGTATCGGTAGTGGTCTCAGTGGTCTCATCGGTCATAATCAATCTCCTTAATTCTGTTGGTTTTGTCTTGGCATGAGCGCTTCGTAGAAGCGTTCCTCGCATTCGTCCAAATCAGCACGCATGGCTTCGGTGGCGAAAAGCCTTCCGATGGCCTTGGAGTCCACGCAATCCGTGTCGATGCCGGTTGTCGGCGTCGCATCGGCCGCTTCACCCGACAGCATGGCCGCCTGGACGGCCGCATCCGCATCGTTGGTAATCGGCGGCAGTCCCAAAGCCGTCCTCGTCCGGTTGCGTGCGGCCGTCATCGGATCGTCCTGCACCTCGCCGCTGTCGGACATCATGGACACGGATTCCGCCGCAGTATCCGACAAGGCCGCCTCCAAACCCTCATAGGCGGTCGTGTACGCGTTACGTCCGGTCTGCGGATCGTACGAGCCGGCCGATTCGCGCGCCTGCATCATGGCCGCGCACGTCTCGGCGACGCTCGTCGTGCCGAGCAGAGCCCGCCATGCGGCGATAGCGTCCATGCCGCACACAAGCCCCTGTTCTCCGTTTTTCTCCGCGCGGATGATGAGGTTTCCACCTTCCACGACCGTTTGCATGATTCCTCCTTTATTTGGTCAGCCAGGCGATGGCATTGACGTACATGTCGCCCTTATAGGTGCCGTTTCCGGCGTTATATCCCATGACCTGCATCGATCCAGCGCCGCCGGTGTTGCACACGTGCATGAAGATCGATCCAAAGTTGAGGTCGGCATTGCACACGCCGTAGTAGCGTCCGTATTTCGTCGGCGTCCATGACCACGTTGTCTGTGGCACGGTGAAGTCCGCGGTCAACGTCGCGTTCTGGTAGATTCGCCAATTGATGCTTTGGAATGTGTGGCGGTTTGTGATGCCGCCAAGATAGCCGCCAAGATACAGGTATCCGGTCGCGATGTTCGCTCCGACACCGACCGTGCCGTTCGCGTCGACAGCTTCGAGCCAGACATTCGAACCGTTCGGACTGTCGCCCAACAGAGTGAGTGACGCTCTCTGCTTCTTGCTCGCGTCCGGCTCGTCGTAATCCGTGTTCGCCAGGATGTACACCCGCGATACGACGCCACCACTGCCGGTACCGCCCTTCTTGATCGGCTTGGACTGGAGCTGCAGGAAAGCAGCCGGATCGTGCTCGGTGACGTGTCCGCTCCACAAGTCCAATCCGCTCATCGCGCCGACCTGATTCGACTGGATGACCGATGCGATGGTTGGATGAGTCTGATATGCGGCGGAACCGTTGTAAGCGGGGAATTCCAATCCGTCGCCGGTAAAGGTCTCCGTACCTCCGATTGCGTACGTCTGGTAGTCCGGCGAAATGCGCACGCGATGCCCGCTCGTGCGGGTCTGGAACGTGCCGGTCAGCACATTCGACCTGCCCTCGCCGTCCAGATAGACGGTCTGGTTGTGGTTGGAATCCCACATCCGCAAAGCCGTGCTATTGAGCTTCATGCCCGTGTTCGCGGCCTCGGAGCTCTGGAAGACGGCGCCCGTAAAGACGTAGCCCTTGAATTGGCCTGCCGCCACCTTGTCCGTCGTGATGCTGCCCGCCGCGATCTTCACCGCAGTGATGGAGTTCGCTGCGAGCTTGTCCGTGGTGATCGCGCCGGACACTATCTTGTCGGCGTTAACGCTGTTGGCGGCCAGCTTGTCGGCGTTAACGCTGTTCGCGGCCAATTTGTCGGTCGTGACAGCACCAGCCACGATGTCACCAGCATTGATCTTGTGCGCGTTGAGCAACGCGACCGTCATATCCTCCGTGACCTTGAGCTTCGCGGTCGTGACCGAGTTCGCGGCCAGCTTGTCGGTGCCGATGGCACCGGCCTGCACCTTACCCGCCGTCACCGCGTTCGCGGCCAATTTGTCGGTGTTAACCGAGTTCGCGGCGATTTTGTCGGTCGTGACAGCACCAGCCACGATGTCACCAGCATGAATCTTATGGACATTCAGGAGCGCCACGGTCATATCCTCGGTGACCTTGAGCTTGCTCGTGGTCACCGAATTGGCCGCGAGCTTGTCAGCGGTGATGGCGAGCGAGACGATGTTGCGCGCCTGCACGCTGTCGGCTGCGAGTTTCGCGGCGGTCACCGCGTCGGCAACCAGCTTTTCAGTCGTGACCGAATTGGCCGCGAGCTTGTCCACTGTGATGGCATTGGCCTTGATCTTTTCGGCGGTCACGGAATCCACGGCGAGATGCTTCGCGGCCACGGTACCAGACGCGAGAATGTTGTTCGCTACGAGGTCAAAAGGCTCGAAGCGCGTGCCATCCCACGTCAGGACTTCGACGACGCGATCTGCGAGGGGCACCAGCACGCTTGGAGAAGCGTTCGGAGCGCCGAGCCAGTACGTGTAAAAGTCAGCAAGCATCGACGGCGAATTATTCTTCTCACCCTTCCAGCGAGTCCAATACTTCTGGGTGCGCCACCACATGTCGCCCGGCTTCAGCCCATCATGCGCGGGTTCGTCCGGGCCACGGTAGATCAGATTCTTGCCATCCGCAGTGGTCTGCGCCTTTTTCGCGGCGGCCTGCGCCTGATTCGCCTGAGCGGCGGCGTTCGCGGCGGCGGTCGAAGCCTTGTCAGCGGTGGATTGAGCGGTTTTGGCCGCATCATTCGCCTTGACGGCGGCGTTCGCCGCATCGGTAGCGGCCTTGTCCGTCACCGCCGACCATGTGCTGCCGTTCCACCGTTTCGGCGTGTTAGCGCCATTCGTGGTGTCGATCCACAAGGTAGTCGGCTTGCGCATCGACGTGGCCGGCGCAGTGGACTGGATCAACACGTCGGCCTTGCCGTTCGCCACGCCAGCGGCGGCAGCAGCAGCCGCATTCGCCTTCCTTGCGGCGGTGGCCGCGTCGGTGGCGGATTGGGCCGCACTGTCGGCGGTGGCCTTCGCCTGCGTCGCCACGCTTGACGCGTTCGAGGCGGTGGCCTTGGCGTTGGCCGCATCGGTCTTCGCGGTGGAAGCGTCCGTCCTGGCCGAAGCCGCGTCGGACTTGGCCGCATTGGCCGAGACATTGGCCGTGTTCGCCAAAGTCTCGGCATTGCCGGCGGTCTTTTTCGCGCTTTCGGCGGCGGTCTGCGCGGCATTGGCGGCATCCTTGGCCTGACCTGCTGTCGCGGTCGCGCTCTCGGCGGCAGTCTGGGCGGCATCCGCCGTTGACTGGGCCGTGCCTGCGGCGCTCTTCGCACTGTCTGCCGTGCCCTGCGCGTTTTTCGCTGCGGCAGCCGCATTCTCAGCGGCCTTCTTGGCGTCGGTGGTCTTAGCCGCATTGTCCGCGATATCCGACTTAGCCTGCTCGATCTGCTTCGCATTGTTCTCCACGTCGGCATAGCCCATGTGGTTCCACGCGGAGCCATCCCACACCAAGGTGTCGATCACGCGGTCGGCCAATGGCACGAGCACGGAGGGCGAATTGTTCGGAGTTCCCTGCCAGTACGTGTAAAAGTCGGCAAGCAGTGAGGGGCTTGCGTTCTTCTCCCCCTGCCAGCGAGTCCAATACTTCTGCGTCTTGAGCCACAGGTCGCCGACGATCAGACCTTTTGAGGCGTCCGGCATGTCAGACCCACGGAAGGTATGGTTCTTGCTATGGGCCTCGGCATACGCCTGTGCAGCCGACTCCTTGGCCTTCGAAATCTCCCCGTTCGCGGTGGTCAGGTCGCTTTTGGTCTGCGCGATGTCCTTCCGGGCCTGCGACAGATCGGCCTTGGCCTGCGTAAGCGTCTGATTCGCCGCATCAAGACCGGTCTTATTCGCCTGAATGTCCTTCTGCGCCTGCGTCAGCTTCGCGGTATTATCCCGCAACGTGGCGTTGGCCGTGCCGATGGCCGACTGGTTCGCCTTGATGTCCGACTTCGCGGACTCCAGTTCCTTCGCCGTGGCGGCCTGAGCGGCCTGATTCGCGGCGATGTCCTTCCGTGCCTGATCGAGCTTGGCAGTATTATCCTGCAAAGCCGTCTTGTTGTCAGCCAAATCCTGCTGGATTTGTTTGACCTCTTCAGGTGAAACCGCGGAAGCCACGGTGACAGTGGCGACTGCCGACCAAGCGGAGCGATTGCCCGCATGATCGACCGAACGAAGCGCGTAGGAGTGTTGGGAACCGGCTGTCAGCCCGGTCACGAGATAATCGCCCTGACCGGACTGGTTTGCGCTGATGACGGTCATGCCGGACGCATTGACGCCCTCGCCGACCTCGACATGATCGAAGTCCGATTCCATTTGAGCGCCAGTGCTTGTCCTGCCATCCCAGTGGACGGTCACCACGCCAAGCTCGGACGACAACACCGGCTCCGACGGTACGGAGCATGGCGTCGTATCCGATTCGACGGTGGCCACGAAAACGCTTGACCATTCGCCGAGCTTGTCCGAATACGTCGGCACGGCCCTGACACGCACCTCGATTTGCGTGCCGCAATCCAGACCACCGAAGCCAAGCTGCGTCTTATCAGTCGTGCCGGCGGAATGCCAGAGCGCGCCATCCTTGTGCAGCTTCCACTCGACCAAATAATTGGAGATCTCGATGGCGGTGTTGTTCGTCGCTTCGGTCACTGCAGACCACGAAGCCGTGGCCAGACCATGCGCGAAACCGTCGCTGCCGATATAGGCGTCCGTCTGCACAACAAGCCCAAGCGGAGCCTTCGGCACGCGATGGTCACGATCCGAAGAGGCGGTCGTACCACCCTCGCTACCGGCCAATGACGCGCCACCGGTGATGCCCTTGATCTTCTTCGCCTGACGCACGGAAGCGTCATACTTAATATCATTCAGAGCGATTGAGCAGGATAGTCCCTCGCCCTGGCGCATGCTCAGGTCGATTTCCTGCACGCGCACCTTCTCGCCGTGAGTGACGGTCGGCGCGGTGATCCAGTCGCCCGCGTGATAGTCGACGAGCGGCAGACTGTCCACCTCGCTGATGACCAGATCGCGCGTGTACTGTCCGCGAACCCTAGCCGCATCATCCAAAGTGCTCTGCATAAAGGCTTGAGCCGTGTCCTTGTCTGACACGCCACCCTGCGAGCTATAGGATTCCCACTTGCCCCAAGGCGTCGGAGCAGCCGGATTATCCATGCGGAAAAGCAAATTATTGTCGCCCTCCACGAGGATCGTCGACGCGAGATCGCTGATGCTCTCCTCGTATGGGGCCTCGCCGATGTCGCGAGCAAGCTGAAGTATGACCTGCTTGCTCAGGTCACGGCTCAACGCCGTGCTGTCCGCATTCCACATTTTCAGCGTGCGGCCGCTCGTGCGCCAGTCGCAGCCGCCACCATTGACAAGAGACGACAGGATCGTCTGCAGATCCGTACCGAGACTGTAATAAAGCGTGTATTTCCTCACCCATGCAGCGCCGCCCGCGTCCTTCGCGGTGTCGAAGCCGAGCGTCAGGCCGGTGGCCACGCCACCACGCTGACGATTTTCGTCCAGCAGCGTCTTGAGAATCGTGCCCGGATTGGAGCTGTAGAATGGCCGCTTACCCTTGTTATCGCCATCGGCGATGAGGTGTGAAGAATCGTTGTTTTCGGCCTTGGACAGCAGCCAGCCAATCGACTGACCGGAATAAGTGATGGTCTTGGTGCGGTCATCGGTCTTGCCGGAGCGTCCGGTGATGACGAAACGCGCATTGTCCGGCTCACGATAGCCGCTGCCGTCCGACACCTCCACTGCCACTTCGAGGCCGTCCGTCAGCTCTCGGTCGAAAGCCTGAGCGTCACCGGACAGCAGGGAATATTCGATGCTGATTGCGCCATCGTCATCGTGGAGCATGCTGGCGCTGAAGCTCACCGGCTCGGCCAGCACACCGATACGCTCACCGAATGGACGATAGGCCACGAGACGGGCATGCAGAGACTTTGCCATGAATCACTCCCAGGATTGCAAAAACCGGCAGGTCACCTTGTCGGTGCCGCCGGTCTGTTTGATTGCGAGGCGATAATCGCCGGAATCGATTGCGGGCCACACCTGCAGTGGCTCGGTGGTCCAGTCGACGCCGGACGTCACATCCGTGCCGCCTGACCATGCGTCGGCATTGGCCGCCGTCCACGCCTTGCGATTGGCTGCATCGACGAAAAGGTAAGGTCGTGAGGCGTCACGTTTGCCGCTCCACATTAGATTCGTGCCACTCACCGGATCTGAAATGGTCACACCAGTGACAGCACCGAAACGCAATACCAGCGCGGTGATCGGCGCATTGGAAAGCCAGCCGTCGGGAAGCGTGTCGAAAAGCTCGGACGGACTGGCGTTAGGCAATCCCTGCCAGCGAGTCCAATACCCCTTGCCGCTCGGCTTGGAGACCCCGCCCGGCAGCAGTCTGCCGCCCGACGCAGCCAACGTCGCCTCCTGCCACCGCTCGCCACTCCAAAACACATCCGGCAATTGGAACACGGCGGTCATGACACGCAGGTCGCGGAACGGGCGTTCGTCATCGTCCGGCTCGCAGCTCGTGCACACCGCTCTCGTGACCATGCTGCGAGAACTGCCGTCATCCAAGGTCTCCGTCCTGCCGAGCGTGAGCTTCGCCGCATGCAGGCAACGGGCACGGAAACGCGAGATCAGCGCATCGGAATCAGCGCCCCACGCCGCGACCTTGATTGTCAGCTCCGGCGCATCCAGCACCGGAATCGAGGAGCCTACGATGACGCCGTTGCGTCCGCTCACATGCACCGTGTCAACGATCGGCGACAGCGACGTGTAATGCGTAGTGCCGACAAGCACGCGCATATGCTCGGAGTCGAGCGGTTGGCCGTTGAGCGAATAGCTGACCTTCATTCGGATTCCTTCCGATTACCATTGCGGCATGGCCGCTGTCTGCAGCTTCTGCTGCGTGCTTATCGACGTCGGCGCGATAGCCGGATAGTTGAAAGTCTGCGTGATGTTCGTCACGCTCCCACCATTGCCGTAGGCTGCGGCGTTAACTCCACGCGAGGCGTTGGCTACCCCGACGGAATACGAGGCGTCCTGCGACGGCAGGATGCCGGTCAGCCTTCCAGCCGCCTTCCTCACCTTCGACGCGCTCTCATCGATGCCGACCGCCATGCCCTCGCCGATCATCTCGCCGACCTGATCGCGGAACACGCGTGACGGAGAATGGATGCCAAGCTTGCGTTTCACCCAATCCAACGCGTTCGTGGCCGCGTTGACAGCGGCAGACACGAGTCTGCCTGCCGCGCCTGCGATGCCGGTCGCGATACCCGTGATGATATTCAGGCCGACGCTACCCCAGTTAACAGATGTGAAACCGCGCATGATCTGGCCGACCATGCCGGGAATGGCCCCGATAAGCCTCGGCACCGACGCTATGAAGCCGTTGGCCAGTGCGCCGAGCAGCTGCACGCCAGCCTGCAGGATCTGCGGGAGACGACTGATGATGCCACCGACCAGTTGTCCGATGAGGATCGGAGCCTTGCCTACCAAGTCCGGCATGGCGTTGATGAGGCCCTGCGCCAGTCCGAGGATGAGCTTCAGGCCGCTGTCGATGATCTGCGGCAGGTTGTTGAGGATGCCTTGCACGAGGTTGAGGACGGCGTTGATTCCGATGGGGATGAGCTGCGGCAACTGGGCCGACAATCCATCCAACAGCGTCGTCAGCACCGTCACCGCCGTGGAAGCGATCTGCGGCAAAGCCTGCACGATGCCCTGCAACAGGTTCGTTGTCATCGACAGTCCGGATTGCAGGAACGACGGCAGGCTGGACGTCACCCACGATTGGAACTGGGCGAGCAGTTGCGGCAGGCTCGTCGTAATCCATGTCGTCGCGCTGGTCAGCAGCATCGTGCCAAGCTGACCCAACGCTCCGAGCACCGGCGGAAGTATCTGCATGACCAGTGCCGGCAGCGTGCTGCCCAATGAGGAGAACAGTTGCGGCAGTGCGGCGGTGATGCCGGTGATGATCTGCGCGATGCGCGGACCCACGTTCTGGATGACCGTGCCGATCGAGTCGACCAGCTGCTTGGTCAATCCGTTGATGTCGGCATTGTCCTTGCCGAGTTCCGCCAGCCAGTTCTGCCATGCGGCCTTCATCATGTTGACGGAGCCCTCGATGGTCTTCGCGGCCTCCTCCTCGGTAGTGCCGGTGATGCCCATCTGCTGCTGCATGATGTGGATGGCCTGCACCACGTCGGAGAACTTGTCGATGGACAGGTCGCCCATCTCACCGTTGGCCTGCTTGACCTTGTTCGCGTCCTGGATCAGACGCTCCATCTCGGATTTCGTACCACCGTATCCGAGCTTCAGATTGTCGAGCATGGCGTAGTTGCCGCGCGCCAAACTCTGGTAGGTCTGTTGGATGGACTCGATGTCGGTGCCCATCTTGTTGGCGTTGTCCGACATGTCGACCATGGCGATATCGCCGAGTTCCGCGGCCTTCGCGGTGTCGCCGCCGAGCGAACTGATCAGCGAGGCGGAAAAGCTCGTGACCTGCTCCATATACTGGTTAGCGCTGATGCCTGCGGTCCGGTACGCGTCCGCCGCGTGCTTCTGCACGGTGCTGGACGCGTCCTTGAACAGCGTGTCCACGCCGCCGACGGCCTGCTGCCAGCTCGCATACGCGTCGAGGGAGCTCTTGCCGACTCCGGCCAAAGCCGCGACGGCGGTGCCTACGCCAGCCAATCCGACCGTGGCGACGCCCTTCAACGCGCCTACGGCCTTGCCAGACATGGAGCTGATCGCATTCCATGCGGTGTCTGCGCCGCTTTTGAACTTGGAGCCTATCGCCGACGCGACACTGCCGGCGGCTCCGTGAATCTGCGACAGTACGCCGCCGACCGCGCCGCCGACGTTGCCGAGATAGCCGCCGATGGCATTGCTGACGTTTTTGAAAGGTGCTGGTATCCTTGCCGCGATGGCCGAGCTCATCGCGGAGAACTTCGCAGACAATGGCGCGGTAAGACGTGACGCGGTGGATTGCATGGCAGCGCCTGCGGCGCTCATTCCAGCCTTAGCCTTCACCTTGAACTCGGTGAACGCCTCCGTGGCCGCGCTTGTGACCCGTCCGAACGCATTGTCGACCGGCTGAATAATGGTCGCGCCAAGATTCTTGAACGCCGATCCGAGCGAACCACTGCTGGAGGCGAGATTGTCCTGCGCGTCATTGAGCGCCTTCTGCGCATCCTTCAACCGGTTCTCGGACTGCGTCGCCCGGTCGGTCATGGTGGACAGCTTCAGCCGGGCCTGTTCGAGCCTGATGGTCGCGGCCTCGGCCTGCGTGCTGCCCTCACCATGCTTGGCGATGGCATTGGCGACGCTCTCCTCGGCGGCACGCACCTGATTCGCCGCCGCCTTCTGCTGGAGCATGGCCTGACGGTATGCGGCCGTGGATTTCGCCACGTCACGCTCATAGGATTTCAGCACGTCAGCACTGAAATCGTTCGCCGACTGTTTGAACCCGTTTTTGAACGCGCGTCCGAACAGTCCGCCGCTTTTGCCGCCGTTCATGCTCGAATCGAAAGTCTTCGACGCGACCTTGCCGCTCGCGCCGACCTCCTTGTTGACCGTGCTGCGGAAACCCTTCATCGACGGGAAAACGCTGATGTGCGCGGAACCAAGTTCGCTGCCGAACGCCATGCGGCACCTCCACTATTCAGTTATTCAGTCTTCGTAAAGAGTCCGGAAAACCGGGCTCATGCCCTTGGTCTGTTCGCGCAGCCGCTCACGCTCGGCCTTCTCCCTATCCGCCCGCAATCGTTCCGCGAGCGAATCGAAAGGTTTCGGAAACTCGTCGCTGCCAAACGCGTAGACGACCGGTATCTCACCCCACCGGACCGGATAATCCAAGCCGTTGAACTCCGCGCCCGTGTAGGATGACGGATCGCCGATAATCTGCTCAAGGAGCGCTATCGCGTCGCCGTAGCGGAGCCTGCCGCCAAGATCGGCCTGCAGACTCCACCCATGCATCGTGAAATCGGCTCGGATCACGCTCCCGTGGTCGGCGAGCTGGCGGGCGAACCATTGAATTTTCCCAGTGAGGCGCCCTGCGCGCGCACCACCGCATCGCCATAGTCGGACAGAAGATTGAACACGACCTGCACCGGTTCGCCGTTCAGCTGCTCCGCCTGCTCGTCGCCAGCGAAGGCGCTCAGAATGCGCTTGAGCTGTTCGACGCTTTCCGTATCATCGGACGTGTTCGAAAGTCTCGTGAAATCGTCGATACTCATCGACAATGGGAGCTTGTACGTGCGTCCGCCGGGCACGAGCGCCCAATACACATCGCCCTTGATGATGTGGCGCACCCTGTAGTTCTGCGCAATGGAGGCGAACGCCTCCTCATCGTTTTTCTCCGTCCACTGGTCGAAATCCTCGACGGTCGGCTTGAAATCGGTGGAAGTGGAAGTCATTGTCTTGTCCTATCTGCTTTTCGCCTGCCTGCCGTGGAAAATAAGATTCCCGGACCGCGCAGACAGGCGAGATAGGCGGTCCGGGAAGATTTTCGTCCGCCGGTCAGGCGGCGCGTGCGGTGACGGTGACAGTCAGATCGGATGAGGTCACGCCGTCGTATATGGCGTTGATCCTCGCGCTTCCGGCCTTGACGGCGGTGAGCGTGCCTCCCTCGACGGTCGCCACGCCTGCATCCTTGGACTTGAATGTGGCCTGTCCGGTCACGTCCACGGTGGTCTTGTCCACATGTGTGGCGACGGCCTTGAGCGCGAGCTTCGCGCCTTGGACGACCGACGGCTTCGTGTTTCCGTCAGCCGAGGTCACGGCCACCGCCGTCACGCTTTTGGGTCGTACCAGCTTTCGATCCACCTGGTGTTCGGATGCTCCGCATCCACATACAGCGGATCTTTCATCCATTCGACGGTGAGCGCGCGACCGGTGACCGAGCCACGCTCCTGCTGGTCCGGCTCGTTGCCGGTGACTTGCATGACGCCGGCGCGACGGTGCACGCGGCCGGTGTCGAACGTCTCCTCCTCGTACACCATCCACTTCGCATCCTGGATGATGTCGGCCACGTGGTGGACGCCCTGGGCGTCCGGCTCGCCGATGGTGATTTTGCGGGTCAGCGCGTTGTTTTCGGCCGGGCTGAAAGTCTGCGTGAGGCTGGTCGCTAACGGCAGCTTTTTGTAACCGTCCTGCAAAAACTCGATGGGGTCGTCGCCGTCGCGCGAATCCTGGTTGCCGCCGTCGGACTTGACGAGTCCGATGCATGCGGTCGACCGATTGTAGGCGGCCGGAAGTTCCGGCGTTGCATTGCTGGGTGCGATCATCTCCGGCGTGATTTTGTTTTCGGTGGAGTACGGGACGATCATGATGGCGGCGGTGACGAGCGCCTCCACCTGTCCCAGATCCATGCCTTGACTGTCTTTGGCCATGGCGTTTCCTTTCTTAGGGTTGTCTGATTCCGGCCGTCGAATATTCGGCGGTCATGTAGTAGTGGCACCATGCCGCGTCCTCTCCGACCGGGTACGGGCCGTTGCATCCGTCGGGCACGACGGCGCAGATGCGGCTGCCTTCGGCGAATCCGATGAGGATGCCGGGCTCTCCGGTCAGCACGCCGTACACGCGGGCCGCCAGATCACGGCATGGTTTCGTATCGTTGCGCGTCCATCCGAGCACGTTGACGCCTATCGACCTGTCGAACGTCACGCGGTCGGCGGATTGCGTGCCGCCGTCATCACGCACGACCACGAGCGGATAGGAACCGTCGTAACCGTCAGGGATACGGTTTCCGACCTGCAGGCCGGGGATGTCCGTGATGTTGGAGCGCAGCCATCCGGTGAGGAATAGTTCGAGGTCGGGTGGGATGACGCTTGCCATCAGACCCTCGCCTTCTTCAGCGCCTTGGCCAGATTGCCGGTCTGCGCCTCCACGATCAGGGTTTTCGGGTCGTGGCCGACGACCATGACGGTCGTTCGGTGCTCCCTTTTGACCTCCTCGATTCCAAGGCCGTCGCGGTACGCGCCGGTATCGACTGGAGCGGACGCCTTCGCGTAGGCGAGTGCCCTGTTCGCGGCCAGCATGGTGAGCGACTTGACTCCCGCGCTATTGAGAATCCCGTCGAAGAATTTCGGGTTGAAGTCGACCGATATCCTGTTTTTCGCCATTTGTTCAGCCCTTTCTTTCCGTCAGACGGCATTCCAAGGTCGGACGCCATCCGGTGAATGCGTTCGCATCCTTCGAGGGGAATCCGTCGACTTCCCACAAGCGTCCGTCGTCGGGGTCTGCGCGGATCCGGTCGCCGATTCTCACGTCGGCTGTCGGATCCGGGATGGTGAGGTATGCCGTGGATGCGGTCTGTGTGTCGAGCGTGTCCGGCGTACGGGTGCTGGAGCTGGAGGCGAGGGCGCCCATGATGACGAGCTCGTCCGGAGGCGCGCTCCAGTCCGGCTCGTTCTGCGCCGGATTGTACGGATTGGCCTTGCGTTTGGCACGCAGTCGCCGCCATTTGGTGGCGCCCGGCATACGCCATCCACCGCCACCGGCATTCATGTCGTCAAGCAGGCTCATGGCAATCCTCCAAGCCTGTAGGGCTTGAGCTTGTCCTTCTCCGCCTGCATGAGCGACACCACGTCGAAACTCGCGCTGGAGCCGTTGGTGGACTGCGAGGTGACGAGCCCGATCGGGCTCATGCCAGCTCGCTTCGCGGCACTGATGAGCACCTGCTGCACGTCCGGCGCATCGTCGTATCCGGCACGAATCGAATAATGGATGGCCGCGACGCCGGCCGGGAAGCCACCGGAAAGCGACTCCACAAGACCAGTCTCCGGGTCATAGGCGTAGGCCAGTGGATTGCCCTGACGGTCGGTCAGGGATTCAATGCTCGTCACATGACGGGCGGGCAGTCGAATCACCGTGCCACCGCGAGTGTTCAGCGTTCCCGTCAAGGCCGCGTTCGGCATGACATGCCAACCACATTCACGGCGGATGGCCGACTGCGCAGCCTTAAGCCTGAAAGCCGCGTCGTCCTCGAAAGCCGAAGGGTCGGCAATCATGTCGGGAATCACATTCACATCACTCATGCCGACCTCCACGCTTACTCTGCAGCCATCAGGCCAGCCGCAATCAGAGAATTGACCAGGGCGTCGAATTCGCTCTTGGTTGGTGTGGCGCCGGCGGCCAAAGCCACATGCGTTGCAGGCTTCACTGCAGCGCTGCCAATGTCGGTCGGCTTGCCGTTGGTCCCGACGAAGACCACATCGGCCACGTTGGCATTCGGGTCAAGTTTCGCCGCCGAGGCTGGAATCACTCGAAACTGTCGAGCCATATCATGTCTCCTTACTTAAGGGTCAGCTTGACGAAAGCCTTCGGCTTGCGCACGGCCAAAGCCACACGCTCCTTGGCGCGAATGGTCACCAGATCGGAGATGAAGTCGGTGTCATTGGAATTGGTGGCCTCGACCGTCACGCCGCCCCTGCGATAGAAGGTGGCAGCGCCCTTAAAGGAGCCGACGATGGCTGTGCCGGCGTCGACAGCGGGAGTCACCACGGTGTCCAGACCCCAGAGGCGCGGAGTGATGGTCAGCGCGCCGCCATTCACGCCGTAGAACGGTCCACCGCCGATGAAATTGCCATCATTGTCCTTCTTCAATCGAATGGCCTCATAGTCTGTCGGATTGATGACAAGGGCATCCGGCATCATGCCGGTCGTGGTGGAGATCATCGACTGCGCGTGCAGTACGGCAACGTCATTGCCGGCGTCGGTAGCGGTGTATGACTGGATTCCTTCACGATTCAGCAGGCCCTTGATGTTCTTGCCGGTGCCGTCGCCGTTGAGCAGCTGCTTCTCCTCGACGATGCTCAGATCGTAGAGCAGGCGTCCATCGATGTCGGACTTCAAAAATGCGAGGTCGGTGATCATGTCGTTGGATTCCTTGATGAATCCAGCGATTGTGGATAATGCGTCGGTGTGCTCGGTGGCGTCGGCGTAATGGATCTGGCTGAATTTCTCGCCTTCGCCGACGGTTTCGAAATCGCCTTCCTTTTCGCCTTCCACGTAGTAGATGATGGCCTGGCCGCTCATCGCGCCGACACCGAATAGGTTGGTGATGGTCGGACGGCGGTAAGCCTGGACGAAATTCGGGTCCACGTAGGTCAGCAGGGAGCCGTACACGCCGGACGGTCCGCCGGTGACCTGCGTGTCGGTGTCGGCCTTGCGGAGCGGAACCCATTCCGGTGCTGCGATTGACGCTCCCGAAACTCCCTTTATCTTCGCCAGCTGTTCGCCGATGTTCTTCACGACGAAATCGCCAAGAGACTCGCCGGATGCGGCTCCGCTCTTCTGGGTGTCCGCCAGGTTGTCAGTCAATCCCGCGAAACGCTTATGCACTGCATCCACCGTTTCGATGGAATCCTGCAATTCGTGAGCCTCGGCGTTCAGCCCCTTCAGCTTCTCGATGTCGGAAGCGGTGAGATTATCCTCGCCCTTGGCCAGCACCGCTTCGATGGCGGCCTTGGTCTTGGCGAGACGATCATTGAAACTCATTTGGTCTCCTTGTTGTCCTTGCCGCCAGTGACCAGTTCACGGGCGGATTTGATTACATTCAGACGCTCGGCCTTCTCGGCCTCCGCGTCCCTACCCTTATCAGGGGCAAGCTTCTTATCATCCTGTTTCTCGCCGGTCTTGGAATCATCCGGCTTATCTTCGTCGGAAGTGTTGGAATTGTCGGAATCGATGCCTTCCAGCACCTCGTTCAGCGACGCCAATGCGGCACGAAGCTTCTCCTCGTTGGCGGAGCTGATGGCGCGACCTGACTTGATGGCCAGGATCTCGGCCTGCTGGTTCGCGGCCACCGGCACCACGCTGATCTCGAAAAGCTTGATCTGCTGGAATTCGGAATGGCCGCCCCACGGGCCGTCGCCTTTTTCCGTGATCCACGCGGTCTTCGTCGGCACGAAGCCGATGCTCATCTGATGAACCCTGCCATCCTTGAGCAGGTCGTAAGCCTGCTGGGCGGTCGGATTATCCTCGATATCGAGCTGGGCCGAGATGAGCAGGCCCTTCTCGTCCTCGACGGCACTCAAAGTGCGTCCGATGATGTCGGTCGGCTTGCCGTCCTGATGGTTCCAATGGATCGGGATGCCGGCTCCGCCGTCGTAGTCCTTCTCCAAGGTCTCCGCGAAAGCGCCTTTGGCGATCACGTCACCCTGCAGGTCCTTGTTGCCGAAAGTGCTGGCGTAGCCGCTGAAAACGCCTTCGCCAGCCGAATCATCCAAGGATTTCACGTTGAATCTGAGCTGTTTGAGATTCACTGTCCTTCTCCGTTCACTGGATTGTTCTGTTGCGCGTTCTGCGTCCTGCCGCCATCCTGCGGGCTGGGCTGTCCGCCGGTTGCCACGTTCAGTGGCGTCACCAATTCGTCGCCACCATCAAGCTTCGGATAGTTGAGGATGCGCCGCGCCTCGTTCGTGGTCATGAAACTGCGCCCCGTGGCCGTGCTGAGCGCCTGATACTGCTCGGAGAACGTGCCGCGAAGCTTCGCATCCACATTCGCTTCGATGTAGGCGTCCGGCTGGCCGAGCGCGTCTGGCAGCAGCAGATTGAGCGACTGTTCGAACGCCACGATGTACGGCATCAATTCCACATTCCACATCTGCTCCTTGAAGGAAGCGATGTTGGAATTCGTGCCACTGCGAAAGCCTAGATTTTCTGGCGCGATATGGAATGCGTTGGCCACGTCTATGCGAATCCTGTCCCTCGCATCAATGTCCTGCATGTCGATCGGCTTGAACGCGTCCACTGTCTTGATTTCCATGCCGTCGTTGAGCAGGGGCCAGCCACCGGCGAGATTGCCTCCAGCCTTGTAGTTGCGCATGCCCTGCACGAATTCGTCCTGCGCCTCCTGCGAAGGCCACGGCATCTCCTTCGGACGCGAGATGTACGCCGGAATCTGACCGCCGTTCTTGGCAATCGCACGACGATATTCGGCCATCTCACGCGCCTCCGCCAGAAGCGGGGCGAGAGTGCCGGACACTGGAGAACCGCCGATGCCGGACGTGCTGTAACCCACATCCAGCAGAATCTGCGGGTCTGGCAGCTTGAAATACTGGCTGCCTTCCGGCTGGCCGGTGCTGATCTGCACTCCGGTGATCTCATCAAGAGTATTGCCGGAAAGCGTGAAATTCTGCACCGGAATACGCCGCAGCCACAGTCTGCCGGTCTTCTTGTCGGCATCGAGCAGGCACAGCCAACGATCATTGAGCAGGCCATCGCAGAGCAGCGAGTAGAAGAATCGGTAACGTGTCATGCCAGGAAGCACACTCGGCTTGGCCATCAATTGCGCCAACGGGCTTGTGGTGTCCTCCACGCGGTCACCGTCAGGCTGGCGAGTGTAGACCTTGAACGGCATGCTGGCGATATTCCGCGCGATATGGTCGATGACGGTACGCACCGCCGCCTCTCGCTCGTAGACTCCGGCGCCGAACCAATCGATCGGCAGCTGCGCGACCTGCGAAATGTTGACTGGCGATTCGGAGAACTTCTGGGCCACGGATACCGGGCTTTTCTTGAGCCATCTGGAAAAGAACCCCATGAAACCTCCTCACTGGGTCATACGACTGCGAAATGGGTCACACTCGGCGCATATTTCGGTTTTTCGTTTTCGACTTGCATGGTCTCCAAGGCGTACAATGCCTGCGATTCAGCCACCAATCCGGAAATCTGCAATGCGGACTTGGTGCGGTCCCACACCTCGACCTCGCCAAGACGCCGGGACACGGCCACGGAAACCTGCTGTTCGACGGCGGGCTGCGGAAGGTGCCGCAGCTTGCCCTCGCGCACACGGTCATGGAAACGGCCGCAGCACGCGCCCAACCGGAAGCCTTCGATGAGATGCACCGTCCACCCTTTTTCGGTCAACGGGTCGATGAAGTCCACTGCCGGACAGCCCTTGCCCTGCACGGCGATCTCCGTGACATGCGGCCAACGCTCCTGCAAAAGGTCAAGATAATGCGGCACCCACAGCATGCCGTCACGACGAGCGATCAACTCCACATGAGGCAACCCGTCCGCACGCATTCCGGCAGCGGCCACATACGTGGTCTTCCTGTCCGCGCTCGTATCCACGGACAGCACGACACGATTACCGTCCGGAATCGTGGAACGCGAGTCGATGCCGCCAGCCCACATTTTCGGATTGATGAAAGGAATGATGTCAGCCGTCACCCACTGACACAGGACCTCAGTACGAAAAGCGGCCTCGGTCATGCCGTCAATATCGGATCTGACGCTCATGACGGTCATCGGCCCATAGCCGAGCGACGGATTCGCCTGGCGAATAGCGTCGGCATCATCCACCGGACACTTGTCAGGCGCAGACCACTCGAAAAACCCGAAGCTCCCATCCTGCTCGCCGGACAGGAACACGTCGGCCGGATTGCCACCGTCTGCACTCAGACGCGCCCACTCGTCAACAAGCTTTCGGCCCTTGTCGACCTGCTTGCGAAGCGCGACGCTGCGATAGTCGCCAGCGTTCGAAATGCCCCACAACTGGCTCGACCAGACGGCCTTCGTGGTCTGGCTGACAGCATTCCAGCCATCGTCCGTATGCTGCTCACGAAGCTCATCAAACACCACACGGGCAGCGCTCTTCGCTCGAATATTCTTATCCGCGCGGACAATATATCGCGCCTTCGAGCGGGTGATGATCGCTTCCTCGCCGTTCGTGTTCACGAATTTCTGCGTCATCGCGGCGAGATCCGGAATCACCAGATCCTCTTCCTCATCAGTCGCCGGAGCAGGATTACACCACTCCTTGACCTGATTGTACGGGCCCTTGGCATTGTCCAATGTCTGCGCTGCGCCGACCACCAGGAATTTGACGGGCGGCACTCGGTCGGGATGCTTGTTGGAATCGACGAAAAGCCACCACGCGGCCAGCACGCCCATCAGCGTCGTCTTGCCATTCTGACGGGCCACAAGCACAATCACCTTACGAAAGCGATAGCTGCCATCTTCAAGCAATTCCAAAGCATGGACGAGCAGCCACTGCTGCCACGGATACAAATGCACGTGCAGCATGATCTCCGCAAACGCGATCACCGCGAACCCGTTGCTCGTCTCCTTCGTCAACGGGCGTAACGGCGGAGTGAAGATGCGCGGCAGGGTCACGCCGTGCCTCTCATCGTCGATGGCACCGAAAACCGTAAGATTCTCAGCCGCCATCGCAACCTCCTCAGCTGAACCGCTTCATGAAATCATCCATCGCGATAACCTTGTCGCTCTTCGCTTCCTCAGCCCTGACTTCGGGCTTCTGCCTGGCCGGACGCCCGACCTTCGCTGGAGCGTCCAAAGTCAATCCGAGAGACTGGCAGTATTTCAGGAAAGTCGGCAGAGTCACATTGTCGATCTTCCCGTTCTCGTCAACGAATCCGGTGGCATTCAGGAAGTCAATCCGACCAGCCAGTACGCGGGCGGCCGCGACCACTGCGGAATTCACGGCCTTCAGCCCATCGGCGTTCTTCAATGAGCGCTCCAAAGCCTCCGCCACATTATGGCTCGGGAATTTCACCGACATACTTCACCTCAAATCTGCAATCGCGCGCGCGACCCCCGTTCAATTTCGGCCATCGGGGAGAGGAAGACCAACCACGCGGGACGTCTTGCGCTCTGTCGTTGGTTTTACGATTTCACCGCCCCTACCCCTCGTGTTGGGCTCATGCTGTTGTTATCCATTGTCTTGAGAGTGTTCCGATTGGCGCTGGCGGATCTTGGTTGCCTCTCAAGCGGTTGCAGCTGGTGTGGCTCGGCTTGAAGCCCGCTGGGTCGAATTGGAGTTCGGGATGCTTGCTGACCGGGAACATGTGATCGAGATTGAATGAGTCATCTGTGGTGTTCTTGACTGCGTTGTAGTCGATTGGCATACCACACAACCAGCAGACTGCATGCTGTGCCTTGCATTGGTTGAAGAATGCGGCCTTGTCTTTTTCGAATTGGCGGCTTGTCTTGCGCGTTCTTCCTGGCATGTGGTCACCGCCTTGTGGTGCTTCGGGCTGGAGTCGAACCAGCGCTTGTGTGGAATGCACTATCTCTTATCACGGGCATTCAAAGAATCATGAAGCCATGGCCGGTAAGGTATCCGTCCTAGGTATCTGTGCTATCCCTTGTGCTCTAACCGCTGAGCTACCGAAGCTGGATATGAAAAATGGTCCAACCATTTTCCGGCTGAACCATTCTACGAACATACGACAGTATAGCATTTCAACGGTGACAGTCAAGTAGTGCTGCGAGTTCGCCGAGGTTGAACGTGTACTGCCGCTTGTGTTCCGTCGGCGTGGCGTGCGACAGTTTGCCGCGTCTGAGCCATTGGCTGATGAGGTTGCGTGATATGGTCAGGCCGTATCGTTTCAGCTCTTTGGCCGCATCGCTGGGTGTGCCGGTGATTCGCACCTGCCACAATCGTTCGTCTCGGGCTGCTTTGATTGCTGGCGCCGCCCATTCACGGTGGCAGCCTTGGCATGTGACCGATTCGGCTTCCGGCGTGCCGGTGAGGAGCGTGTGGCAGTTTGGACAGGTGCCGAGGATTATGAGCTCGTCTTCCGGCGTCAGGGCTTGTTCGTTGCGTCGGATGATGTGTTCCAGGGCGGCGTAGTCGTCGGCTGCGGTGCTCATGTTGAGGATGGTGTGCCGGTTGCTGATGATGGCGAACCACGCTTTCCGCCAGTCGTATCCAGCGTATGCGGCGCGTATTTTGCCCGCCTGTTCCGCCAACCATGCTTCGCTGTCTGCGATGAGGTCTTGAGCGTGGGTGTCGATGGGTATTGGTGCGTTGCCTCGGCTTGGCGTGTGTGCTGGGGTGCCGATGCGGGCCTGTCGGAGCATGATGCTCCGCAGGGCGGGCAGTTGGACGTGTCCGAGCTGGCGGATCAGCTGCCAGTAGTTTTCTCGGCAGCTGGCGCAGAGCAGATTCGCGGCCACCGGCTCCATTGTCTTCCGGCAGTGCTGGCAGTTGGTCAAAGTCTGGCCTCCTTGTCGTGCTGGTGGATTATGGCGGTGATTTCGGCTTTCGGCACTTGTGGCACGAGTCTGGTGGTTTCTTCCAGGGTGATACCGTCCTCATGCCATTTCAGGATCATTTCTTCAAGGATTTTCTTCATTTGGTGCCCTCCAGATATGGGTTTTCGCTTGTGTGTGGCGGGAAGTCGCATTCCTGGTCTTTCCATCCGGCTGCGTAGCCTTCCCGCCATGCCTTGCGGCGCTCGTGTTCCAACCATTCACGGCTGTACATGATTTCCGGTTCGTCGTGTCTCATGATTTCTCCTTTTTAGAAAAGTGTTTGCTGTTCGCTGTCTTCGGATTGCGGCCATCCGAAATCCGATAGGTCATTCACCGACAGTCCGGCCCACGGATCAGGATTGCCGGACACCGGCCGCATTTTCGGAAAACCAGGAAGCGTCGAATAATGGAATCCGTTGTCGCCCACTTCCGCCGGCTTGACGCTGACGGGCATCAGGCCGCATTCGTGCGCGCCCAAATATTGGCCGTCCGGACTGATGCCTAATGGTCCGGCGACGGTTTCCAATCTGATGATGTCCATGTGGGACACGTGCCGGATGCGGATAAGCGGCCTGTCAAGGATGATCGCAGTGACCAGGTCGTCGCCTTCGATGATTCCCGCGTCCCATGACTGCCAGACCACGTCCCTTTCGCTGAAAATCCACCGGCCGCATGAGCACACGACCGGAAAGAGATGCGCCGGATTGCCTTCCGGAGCGAACCGGCGCATCCACTGTGGCGGTTTCCTGCTCATCCCATCAGTCGCTTCCAAAAACCGTCGGACGCCTCCACGAGCTTGTAGCCGCAGTATGGGCAGGTCACGTAATATGTGCCGACAACCTCTCCGCAGTGGGCGCATTCCACGTATCGGATGGTCATGATCTGGCCTCGTGCTTCCTGATGATTTTCTCCAGTCCTCTGATGCATGCCGCTATGGCCGCTGTGGCGCCGGTAATGATTTCGCGGTCGAAGAGGTTCTGCTTGGAGAGGAAATTCACGCCGCTCGCCATTTCGTCGATGTAGCCGTTCAGTTCCTCGACCGGTACGCCATTGACGAGGTATTCGCTCAGGCGCATGGTTTCCTTGTCGAGGATGATGGTGAGCTTGTCCGATGTCTCCTCGATGGCGATGGCTTCGGCGCGGTCGATGGCCACCTCCATCGCGTGCCGGTATGTCGATGATTCCCTGATGATCATTCCGCGTCCTCCTTGCTGTAGACGGCTTCCAGAAAGTCTTTTATGAGCCGTTTCGATGATTTCTTTCCTTTGGCGCTCATGTCGATGAGGCAGACGGGTGTCTTCAGGCCGAGCGTGCCGGCGGCGATGAGCCGGTGGTAGCCGTCCACTATCTCGAATTCACTCACGTTCGTTACCATGGTGTTCCTCCTTAGTTGAGGCTTCGTTTGATTGATTTCCAGATCTGGTCGAGTTCGGCATCGGCCAAACCGCTATCCCTACCGCGCTGCAGCAGGTCATCGTGAATCTGCCGTTCGTTTTCCGGATGATTCTTCAGCCGTCCGTACGCCCACGCATGCAGCGTGCTGTTGCGTTGGCCCTCCGGCACTGGCGTCATATCCGGCATGCCATTGGAAATCGACGTGGCACGCCTATCGGCCATGACATCGTCCAGACTCATTTGCGGCGCGTCCGGCTTCGGCTCGCTCGTGTAACCGAAATCCTTGAGCATGCGCATGACCGCCTCACTCGCCTCCGGCACCACGCCGGCAGGCAGATCCACCAACTCATACCGTTTGCCGTCGATGACGCTGCCAGGGCCAAGCACATAACCCTTATTGCTCACACGCAGGTCAATCGGCAGATTCTGCTCATGCACCGCATTCTTCAACAGTCCGATATCCATGCCAGCCGGCATGCGATAGTACAGGTGCACGCCATGCGGCGTTTTCGTGACCAACGTGGCCGGCAATTTATCGGTACCGTAGTCGCCGGTCAATGCCTGCAAGCACTGCCAGCCGTCAGGACCACCATCCTCGGACGGCTTGTCGCAGTCGACGACGAAACAGTCACCGAGCGGCACGACCGCATAACGACTCATCTGACCGGTGATGAACGATGCGTCCACGTGGCTCTCGTCAGACGGATTCAACCGCTTCCACGACAACGACACCTTCCCGTCGACCGGACCGCCGGATTTACGCGCTTTGCCTTCGCATGGAGCGAAACCGACATGGCCGTCCAACGCGGATTCGACGATGCCGGCCAGATCATGACAATCGCCCACATCCTCCAACGAGAGCAGACTGTCACGAGACGGCTTCGACAATGCCTTCTGCCACCAAGTGTCGGCTGGCTCCGTCTCGTTGTCGAGAGCGGCCTTGCGGTACGCGTCGAAACGGTCACGGTTGACGACGCGGACGACGCGCGGCTGTCCCTTGCCAGGCAATGCCCTGGAACGCGCGTTCTCTAATCCGAGCACGTCCATAAGGGATTGCGGGATGGTCGTGTGGAATTCCTTGCGGTAGTCGCCTTTCACGGCAACCGGGTCACCATACTGCTCTTCGTTCGACGCGATCTCGCTGATCAGCCAAAACATCTCATCCGAGATGTTGCGGGCCGGGCTCAGATTCACGATTTCCGGCTCGTCCGACCTCTCCCACAAGCGGCACGACAGGACGAAGAACGCTGCGGGATGCCGATGGCAGAAGCCCTCGATCGCATGATACTGGTCATACGATCGACCCTTCGACTGGTGGAATTCGACCTTGATGAAACGGCGCGAGTCCGAATTCTCGCTGGAATCGGTGAACTGCATGTTCGTCAGGTACAGCATCGTCGCGGTCGGCGTGACGACACGATACCTGCCTCCCGTCACTCGCGCGTTCATTTGCGAACCGGTCGACAATGCTCGCAGCAGGGGGAGCATGTCTTCGGTGACCGCGCACGCCTCATCGTCATAAGCGAACGCCTTGCCATCCATCTCATCATTCATCGATTCACGGCCAAGCGTATAGCCGCCGCCAGCGCAATAGCCTTGCACGCTGAATCCGGGAAACACCTTGCCGACACCCAAAACGCCAAGCAACGCATGACGGGCGATCAGCGTCTTCCCGTCACCGCCATGGCCGGACAGCACATAGGAAAGCTGCTTGAACGGTTCCAGCCACGGAGTCGCGAACATGCGACACAGGTTCGCATAGGACTTCTCGTCGACGGTCAGCCATCTGAGGATCCGTTCAGCGTCCTTCAACGCCTGATAGCCCATGCCGGCAGGTGAGAAAGTCTGTGTGACGGCGATATCCGGCTCATTCTGCAGGCAAACGACCCTGCCGTCGCGGCGCACCCATACGCATGGGTCGCAGCGTACTCCGCGCTCGACTTGTTCGAACCATTGCGAACGTTTCGCCTCGCGCAGAATCGTGGCCGAATAGAGCGGATTGCGGTCGCCGCTGCGCGCGTTGCCGCCGATATGGTATTCGTCCTCGATGGTTTTGACTGGATGCCAGCTGTTGAGCAGCAGTCGTTCGCCTTCGTGGTCGGCCATGTCTGGGTCGCGGCGCCAGAGCCTGTCCTGTGACGGACAGTAGCGCAAATGGCCTTCGCGGAGTTCCCATATGGCTTTCTGGTAGCCCGCCGCGACGACGGGCTCTTTTTTGCGGTGGTCTTCCTCGGTGCCGCCTTGGCAGACGAGTTGGAGATTGCGGCCGTCGATGGTCGTGACGATCGTGCGGTCGTTCGCTGGCGTGAACGTGAGTTCGAGCAGATGAAAGATTCCTGCGAATCGTGCGGGCAGGCTCTCGGTAAGAATGGGCTCGTATTTGCGGTAGTCTTTCATTTTTCACCTCCTTGTTTGCCGCGTGCCATCGAGTGTGCCGTTCCACGGCCTATACACACAACACAAAAACAACAAAATAAATACATATATAAGAAACAACGGAACATTGGAATAGTTGTATATATATGTTTGGTTTGGTTGGAATTCCAACGATTCCACTGTGCCAAAGTTTTGGCACAGAATGGCACATGTGCCGTTTTTCTGATGATGTGAGCTGTTCACTATGCCACCCTGTGCCTTTTCAGAGATTTCCTCTCGAAGAGATTCATCATGTTCGGGGCAGCGTCCGTCGCAGCCGCGACAGGCGTGGCGGACGCTGTAGTCAAATTCGACGGTTTTAGAATTCAGGCTCTCGTCCACTGCCTGCGCCGAGCGCGTTGATGACCTGGTCGACCGGCTTGCCGAGGAGTCCTGCGATCTCCTGCGCGGTCTTTCCCGCAGCGGCGAGCTGGCTTATGGTCTGCCTGTCGCTCGCGGTCAGTCCGGTCGGCTGTCCGATGGCGGCCGGCTGGCCGTAAGCGGACTGTTGCGGCTGCTGTGGCGCATACTGCTGCTGCCCTGCCTGCGGGTCGTTCATCGCCGCGCTCAGGTCGGACTGTTCCTTCGGCGTGACGACGTAGTCGTAGATCTTCGCATCGTTGTATCCGCGGGTCTTGGCGGGCTGGGTGCGGGCGAACGTGGCTTTCAGATGGTCGCCGACGTTCGGATGGTCGCCGACTCCGGCCTGACGGCATGCGAGGCGCAATTGGCCGATGTTGTAGCCTTTGACGTACACGCCGCGGATGCCGCTGTCGCCGACCCTGTCGGGGTCCTGCAGGCTGGTCTGCAAGTGGATGACGACCTGCGGTTTCGCCTTGCCGTTCGGATAAAACAGTGGTTCGCCGGTGGTGAAGTCTGTCTGCTGTTCCGCGCGGATTTCGACGATTTCGCCTTCCACGCTGGTGCCGATCGGATCGTCCTTGCTGAACGCGCTGGGCGCTCCGCCCTGCATCACGTCGTCGAGGCTTAACGCTTCGGCGGACTGCTGCTGTGCCTGTTGTGGCCGGTAGCTGGCTCCGCCTTGCTGGGTGAATCCGCCACCGTAATTATTCGTTCCGAACATTGTGTTTTTTACCTTTCTACTTGTTGTTGTAGGTGGATTCGAGCAGCCCGACGAGCTGCCCCCATTTGTCCGGCAATGCCGGATATTGGCTTTGGTTGATTTCGGCGAGGTCGCCGAGCTGGTCGTCCGGCCATGTGCCGCATTGGAAGCAGTGGTTCGGACTGGTCGGCAGGGCGTGTATCCACGCGTCACGCATTTCGACGCCGTCCTCCTGTTCGATGAGGTCGAGGAGGTTGACGATGAGCTGCGCGCGGCTTAAAGCCCATTTGCCGGGTTTCTGGTCGAAGTCGAATTCGATTGGCAGTGCGTCGGCCAGGCTGACGCTGTTCCTGGGCAGGAAGTAGATCGCGTTCTTTTTGCATGGTTCGCCGTCGTTTTCCAATCCGATGCCGTACAGGCTCGCCTGGATGCGGTATTGTTGGCTTGGCCCGTTGGCTTTGACGTTGCGGATCGTGGTCGTGCCGGTGATTTTCCAGTCGATGGTCGTGTTGTTTTCCGCGTCGTACAGGTCGATGCTGCCGTGGATGCGCTGATGGCCGTGGAGTCCGTGGATTTCGCCCACGTCGACGTGTCTTTCGGCTTCGAAGCGTTTCACGGCCCACGGTTCTCCCCCATCGTCGTCCGGGACGGTGAACACGTCCTTGCGCTTGTTGAAAAGGTGTTCGAATCGTTCGTGGACGCAGGTGCCGATGAATGGCAGCCATGCGGCCGACTGGCGTTTCTCCCATCCTGCGAGGCGGGCGGCGAGGCAGTGTAGGCAGTCGGTGCCGAGCTCCGATGGTCCGATCTCTTTTTGCAGGCTGCGTGGCTGGTTGGTGATGTGGTCTTCGATGATGCCGCGTATCTCATCCCATTCCGTCGGCTCCACCGTGGGTGCCGGCGTCGTTTCCGGTGTGGTCTGGTTTGCGGCCATGACTGCTTCAAGGTCGAGTTCGCTGGCCATTTTCATTCCTCGCATTTCACGTCGAATAGGTAGCGGTACAGGATGTCGGCAAAAGCTTCGAGGTCGTCCGCGTCGATGAGATACACGTTCTCGCTTAAGGACTTGTCGTAGGCGTCCAGTGCGTTGTTCAGCGCGTGGTTGAAGTGTTGTCTGATGATCCTGTCGCCCATCATTCGACCACCAGGCTCGCCGCGCCGACTTTTACGCAATCCTGCAAAGCGTTTTCGCCGACCAGTTTGATGATTGTGGACAATGCTTTCGGCTTGACCTGATAGCAGTCCGCATGCTGTTGGATTGGGAAGTGTTTTTCGAATGCTTTGGCGTCGAGGTTGCGTTTGCCTTTGCGGATTTTCACGGTTAATGGTCCGGCCGCGTATTCGCCGGGCTCGCGGTTTTCCATGATGAGTGCTTTGAGGCTGTCGGCCTGTTCCTGCAGTTGGTGGATTCGGTCGAGGATTTCCGCGTATCTGCTTGCCAGCGTGGCCAATTCCTGCTGTTCTGCCATTGGTCAGTCCTCCTTTATTCTGGGATGTATTCTTTTTGGAATTCGATGATTGCCTGCGTGCATGGCTGGTAGGGGTTGCCGTGCCAGGTGAGCGGGTCGCCGGTCTTGCGTTTGCGGGGTCCGCGCGTGCCTGGTACGAGCTTGTCTGGGCGTCTTACGTGGACGTTCGCGTCGATGATCTGCCGGTCATCCTCGTATGCGACGCCGTTGAGCGCGTCGGTGAAGAGTTTTGCGAGATTGTCCCAGTCGCGTCCACGCCGGGTCATGGTCCAGAAGATGAGTGTGATGGCGACCGGGCCTTTGTATGGGAGCAGGTCCGGGTATTGTCGTCGCCATTCCGAGTAGACGCGATTCTCCGCTTTCCGTGTGGCTTCGGGTGTGATGCCGTGGCCGTTGTAGACGCGTGGCCGGCCTTTTGACTGCGGGTCTCCTGGGATTGTCAGCCTGCAGGTGGACGGCCATGATGGTAGGTCGAGCGTGTCGAAGCTCATTTCGCCGTGTCCTTGAGGGGAATACGCTTCATTCCTTCGCCACCTTCATTTCCTGGACTTCACCGTTAAAAAAATCGATGATGAGATTGCAGATGGCGGGTGCCGACGTTTTGAGCGCGGTTTTTTCCTCTTCGCTTTCGGCTTTGACGGCGAAAACGCCATCCTTGCTGTTGAACTTGAGTCTCATTTCGCCACGTCCTTGCTGTAGTTGGCTTTCAGATCCATGAGTTCGCCGTTGAGGAGTTTCGTGGCGAATTCGTAGACGACTTTGTCGTTGGCTTGGAACGCGGTTCGCTGCAATGCGCTGATGGCGTCGAAAATGCCGGTCAATGCGTTGGAGATGATGGCGCGTGGGTTCTCGCACTGTTTCTCCGGTGCTGTCTCCTTGTTGGCGGTGAGTTCCTGGCTCATTGGTTCCTCCTTGTTGGCGACTGGTTTCGATGCGACGGTCATGATGGTCTCCTTCTTCTTTCCGCTTGTGGTGATTTTGCGTGGTGAATGCTTGTCGTAGGTCGGTAATAGTCCTTCCTTGCGGAGTTGGCTGATGATGTTGCCGACTGTTTTCTGGCTCATGCCGAGCGCTTCGGCTGTTTCCTTGCCGTCGAACGTTTGTCCTTGGTCGATGCGGTTTCTGCAGTGCGCGAGGATGAGGTCTCGTTTCGACGGTTTCTCCGGCAGGCCCTGCGTGAGGAGTCCGGCCTTTCGCAGCGCCCGCATTTCGTCGAGTTCGAGACCGGCTTCGCCTGACTCGTCGTAGATTCTCTTCAGTTCGGTGAGCTCGTCGCCCGTGTATTCGTGTTTCACTGTGTTCCTTTCCTGAGTCTTTCGATGAGCGCGTGGTTTTTGCGGATGAACTTTTCCACGTCGATTCCCTGCTGTGTGAGAGTCGGTTTGCCGGTGTCGACGCGTGCTTTCCAGTCGCTTTTGACGTTTGGGTGGCTTTTGCACTGTGTCGCCAGAACAAACATGCCGTTTCTCATCTCGCCACCGTCCTCGTGTACTGGTGTGCTGTAGCCCAACGCTCGGCCACGTCACGCTCGTAAAGCACCGGGCGCCTGTCCTGCTTGCCTGCCGGTGGTTCAGGGCCGAGCTTCAAATACTTCGGCCCCCTGCCATTGCTGCGCCAGTTGGCGAGGGTGCGTGGACTCAAGCCGATCATGGCCGCGAACTCCTCCGGGCGAAGCAGGTCAGTCATTCGGCTTCTTCGGGCAGTAGTGGTCGATGAAGTATGTCTGGCCCTTGCCGGTTACCTTCGCGGTGCGGTTGACGGTCACATGCCCGTCAGAATGCGTGATGGCCGTCTCCTTGATGCGGAACAAGCCCAAGTCCATGGCCTTCTGCGTTGGCACGTTGCGGTTGGAACCGGTCTTGCCCAAGTAGCCGTCCTGTCGAAGGATCTCGAACAGTCGGTTCTGTCCGATGTCCAAACCGTTCTGCCGGAGCATCTTCGCGAGTTCGCCGATCAGGCAGGTGCCGTCGCTTGCGGCCACGGCGTCCGCGAACCGTGCTTTCGGCTCCAGTTCCACGATGCGCGTCTGCTGTTCGGCGATGCGACGCTTCTGTTCCTCCATGGTGCGTTGGCCGATCATCACGGCCTTCGCGAGGATGGTCATGTCATCATCCGCGTCAGTGGTGGGGATGTAGCCGCCGGTCTTGCGGATCTGCGGCAGCACCTCGTGAGTCACCCAACGTTTGAACTCGTGGGCTTCCGGCTTGCGGGATGCGAGGACGAGAGCATAGAGACCGGATTCGGAGACGATCGCCCTGTTCGGGTTTCCGGGGGTTCCATCATTTAAAGTGATGGAACTTTTCTCGTCATCATCGAGACGTGCTAGTACTTGGCCTACGTTGCTGAGCTCAAGCACGTCGCATGCGTCCTTGGCGACGAACCATGGTTCGCCATTCTCGTCGGTCAGAGTGCGCAGTGCCGCGCCTTTGAACTCGAATCGCTGGATTTTATTGTTCATTTGGAGTCTCCTTAGTATTCGACTGCTTCGATGCGGGTGATGAAGAAGTGGATGCCTGGAGCGCATTCGTCCCACCGGTTTGTGTCGAAGTCTTCGACGCTGACGGTTTCGCCTTTTTTATAGGTGAAGTCTATGTCGTATCCGCTGTATGCCGTGGTGTCTGGTGGGAGGCTGTTGCCTTGCTTGTCTTGCAGGTCGAGCACTCGCGCTGTGCTGGCGCGGCATTTGCGGCCAGTGGCGTTGGAGCGTTGCGCGTCGGACGGAATGAGGAGCTTCACAATGACTGGCGTTGGCGGCATTTCATTATCTGTCCATGCTTTTTTCCAGCCGATGATGTCGCCTTCGTCCGGAAGGATGCTGATTTTGGCGATGGTAAGTTCCGGCAGGTTGGCACCGCGCAGGTCGGCACGGCGCAGGTTTGCACCGCGCAGGTTGGCACCGTACAGGTCGGCACGGCGCAGGTCGGCACCGTACAGGTCGGCACGGCGCAGGTCGGCACCGTACAGGTCGGCACCGTACAGGTCGGCACCGCGCAGGCAGTCGTGCCCGTATTGTTTGAGGATGGCTTCGATGCTGTCGCCTTCGAGAGTGCCGTTTGGCGTGGTGATTTTCATTGGTTTTCCTTTGCTTGTTGCAAGTTGTGTGCCCCACCCTGACGAGTGGATGGGGCTGAGTGGCTGGCACTGGTGTCGAACCAGTGCCGTCCTTGGATTCCGAGCGCCCCTTTGACTGTTGGAACACGACCTGAACGTGTTCACGGCCGGTGGCGTGGCCGACGGTGACTGAAAGCCGTCAGGCGGACTTGAAAGGGTTTGCAGGCGCCGGAGTGCCTGCGTTTTTGATAGAGAGAGAAGAGTGGAATCCGTGGGCGGGCGAACCGTCGCCCAGCCGAATGCGCCGACAGTGTATGTACGGCAGAGAGATGGTCGGCGCGTGGATAATAATCGATATTCAGTTATGTGTCCCCACCAGTCGGCATGAGTGAACGTGGATGTCCGCGAAAACATCCCAATGGTTTGTTTCGTTGGACTGTCGG